CAAGGCTCGTGACAAACTTCTCGAAGCATTTCCCGAGGACCCAGTATGAGCAACTTCCGCCTTCTCGCCTACGAACTCCCTGTCGAAGGTCTCGTGCAAGCACTCTCCCTCCGCCCTGAGATGTGGGATGAAATCACCGCACGCCAGGCTTACGAAGGCTCCGCCCACGTTGCCACGAAGACCATCTTCATTGCAGGCCCTGCGGCCACCGACAACATTCTTAACTGTCTCGACAGCATCTCCCTCCCCCAGAATGTCATCCGCTTGTCGCCTGCACTTCCCTACCTCCTCGAAGAAATTGACAACATCATTCACGCTCGTGAGGCCGGGCGGATAATGATCGTCAAGCTCCCTCGTGGTACGTCCATCCTCCCTCATTCCGACACTGGCGACTACGCGGAATACTTCACCCGCTTCCACCTGATGCTCCAGGGCGCATCCCGTTTCCGCTGTGGTGGCGAAACCCGCACCTTCGTCCCCGGCGATCTCTTCACCTTCAACCATTCCCTCGAACACGAAGTCTTCGCCGCCGGAGACAGTGACCGCATTGCCCTCATCTTCGACGCGATCGCCCCCGGTTTCAGTGTGCCGTTCTGGCCGCGCAATTCTTGATTGCATACTGGTTGATTCGGGCGCATAATTCCCCCATGGAATCAGGCGCACATTCCTAGGAGACGCCACCTTGTCCGACTTCCCCGACCTTGACGAACTCCTCGCTACCGTGCAAAAGCCCGCACAGCCCAAGCGACCGTACATCAAGGAACGCATCTCGCCTCCCCCGCCGAAGGATCTCAACCCTTCCAAGCGCTTACCCTTCGATTCCGACCGCTTCCGCTGGCTGTTTGCCGTGGGGGAGCAAGGGGAAGCCAACCGCAAGCGGGCATATGAAGCCGGTGTCTTCAACTCTTACTCTGTCCAACGCGCCCGTGACTTGATCGACCAGATCATGGGGGAGGAATTCTAATGTCCCGCCGACCGAACATCATGAAGGGCTCGAGGATCAACCTCGTCCTTCCTGCTGACATTCGCACCAAGCTCGACTTGTACTTGTTCTCCGAAGCCGAAGGTCGTGTCCCCATGGGCGCGTACCAGCAGTTCTTCGTCGAGCGCATCCAGGAATTCTTCGACCAGGCTTACCTCGACACTGGCGACGGCATGGTGCGGGGGAGCAAGTCTACGATTGCCAAACTTCTCACCCGTATGGGAGATCCCCAGTGATCCAGAACGATCCATCAATCCTCCAGAAGCTCGCTGTCTGGCGATCCCGTGCTATGGAAGGCACACTTACGGAAGACGAAATGCGGGAGGCGATTCTCGTCCTCCGCCAGGGTCGTCTCTCCGCTTCCGTCTCCGCTTCGGAGAAGGCGAAGTCCGCTTCCAAGTCCCGTAAGGGTCCAGCGAAGTCCGCGGATGAACTCCTGAGCGAACTCGACAACCTCTAACCTTGATGAGGGGATAAGACATGGCGTATCCGAATTTCGTTACTGCAGATGAAGAAGATTGCAGGCCGCAGGAACCCGAGTCCCTGAGTGACCTGATCAACAGTGTGAATGGCTACGAAACGCTGACTCGCACCCTGAAGCAGAAGCAAGACGCTTCTCGCCAGTTGGTCGACAAGCTCCAGGTGAAGATCGAATTGCTCGACTGGGTAAGTCGTGCTGCCGGATCAGTACAACTGTCCCCCTACGCCGCTGCCCTCCTCGCCCGCGCTCTCGACTCCCTGTAATGCAGTACGCTCCCAACTTCGACGGGGAGTGCTACGTCTGCAGCACTGCCCCCACTGTCCTAGTCATCGGGCACAAGCAGCCCGAGACTAACTTGTGCGGAATTCACTTCTTCAACGATCCCCAGGCTTCTGACTGGGAATCGTGGGATGACCAGGAGACGAATGATGAATGAGTATCCCTTTCCCGAAGTCCTCGACTCTTCCATGCTCGGCACGTTCAAGTCGTGCCCGGAAAAGTTCCACAAGGAATATATCAAGAATTGGAAGCAGAAGGACACGAATGTCCACCCGCACGCAGGAGGTGCATTCGCGCACGGGCTCGAAGTCGCGCGGAATTCCTTCTACGTCGAAGGCAAAAACGCGGAAACCTCCGTCGCCCTGGGCATGGGCGCACTGATGAAGAAGTACGGCAACTTCGACTGCCCACCAGACAGTGCCAAGTCCCTCGAGCGCATGGCCGGGGCGTTCGAGTTCTACTTCAACAATTACCCCCTGTCCGACGAAGATCCCCCGGTAACCTACGCCGGCGGCAAGCGCGGGATCGAGTTCAACTTCGTCCACCCGATCGACGTTGCGCATCCAGTAACGGGCAATCCCCTTCTCTATTGCGGTCGCATGGACGCTATCCTCGAGACCCACGGCGGCACCTTCATCGTGGACGAGAAGACTGCTTCATCCCTCGGTCCCCAGTGGTCTCGCCAGTGGGACCTGCGGTCGCAGTTCACTGGTTATAAGTGGGGTTGTCGTGAGTCCGGCATCCGAGTCGACGGCGTTATCGTGCGGGGAGTCTCTATCCTCAAGACCAAGTACGAGACGCAACAGGCGATTTCCTATCGCCCCGACTGGGTCGTCGATCGCTGGTATGACCAGCTCTGTTCCGACTGGATTCCCTCTATGATCAGGATGTGGGAGACGAATCGCTTCCCCTACAACCTCGATCACTCGTGCGCAGACTTCGGCGGGTGCCCCTTCCGCAGCGCATGTCAGTCCGCCGACGAAACCCCGTGGCTGTCGACGTACTTCGTCCGCAAGCACTGGGATCCGGTCACGCGGATCGAAACCCTGCTCTAATGCTCGTCACCCAACACATCTTGGTGGACAATGAAGTCGCGGTTGTTCAACGCCCTCACAGCTTCTCTGGTGGTCACGTTGTACACAGTCGCTTGCTCATATGTCCCCGTTGTGCTCAGGCATGGGCAACACTATGGATCGAAGGCACGCAAGATGCTTGGCCGGTGGGTCAATTCTGCGCGAGTCATCCTTCGTCAAGTGATTGGTGCCCGGTCCCCGGTTCGATCCTCTACGAGGAAGGCTGGGGAGTGATTGACGAGGAACTCCTAAACGTCCTGCCGAGGAAGCTTCTCGTCAGGGAATTCAACCTTCACATAAGAGCATACTTCGGTGACTAACTCCGACGAATGGAAAGCCAACCGTGATCGCGAGAAGACACGATCCCCCGGTCGTCAGCCTGACTTCCACGTCTCCGCCCTCCGCCGGGGCACGCAGGGTCGATACGACTGCAAGAACAACCGCATTGGCGGAGCGTGGAAGAATGAAGACGGCACGATAGACATTCTCCTCGACTGCTTCATCAAGCTCGAACAGCAGGGTGATCTGTCCATCAAGCTCTTTTCCAACAGGCGCAAGTCGGCGGAGGCCCCGCCTTCCGAGACGCATTATCCCCAGACAGAAGGATTCGACGATGACATCCCTTTCTAACCTCCCAGGTGTGAACGTCCTGCTCGAAGGCCCCACCGGCACGGGCAAGACCCATGCTATCGGCACGCTTGTCGACACAGGCATCGAGACCTTCGTCCTCTTCACCGAGTCGGGCCTCGAATCCCTCCTTGGCTATTGGACCGACCGCAAGCTCGCTATCCCCGACAACCTCCACTGGCACATCCTCGAGCGCCCGGCGGGGAGCTTCGATACCCTCGCCAAGTCCGCTGAAACCATCAACATCATGGCGCAGGAGGCTTTGCACAAAATGCAAGATCCTCAACGCTCCAAGCACAACCAGTTCGTCGGGTTGCTCAAGGCCCTCGCCAACTTCCCCGACGACCGTACCGGCAAGACCTTCGGCCCAGTGGACTCCTGGGGCCCCGACCGCGCAGTCGTCATCGACTCCCTCACGGGCATCAACCCCATCGCTATGTCCCTCGTTGTCGGGAGCAAGCCCGTCAAGTCCCAAGCCGATTGGGGTATCGCGCAGGATCAGATCGAAAAGCTCCTTCGCCAGCTGACCGACGGCTGCAAGTGCCACTTCGTCCTCACCTCCCACGTCGAGCGCGAAGTGGATCAGGTGTTCGGTGGTGTCAAGATCACCGTTGCAACGTTGGGAAGAGCCCTCGCTCCCAAGATCCCTCCCATGTTCTCCGACGTCATCCTCACCACAGGCGCGGCGACCAAGTTCAACTGGTCCACCGTCTCCACTCAAGCCGACCTCAAAACCCGCAACCTCCCTCTCTCCGACGCGATCGAACCTTCCTTTGCACCGATCATTGCAAAGTGGCGTTCGCGCGGCGGCACGTCCACCCCCAAGGAGCCAACAACCAAGTAACCCACAAACCTCGATCCAAGAACCTCGATTCAATCTCATTGGAGTTTCATCATGTCTGCATTCGATCCGACCTCGTTTCTCGACGCAACCACGACCGAAGCCAACACTCGCCGGCCCCCGCTGCCTGCGGGCATGGACTTCGTAGCCATCATCGGGGAGCCCAAGTCCCGTGCGTGGCAGGGTAAGAAGGACCCCACCCAGTCGGGTATCGCGATCGACCTGCCGCTCGAGATCAACCTGGAGGTGTACCCGGACGTCAAGGCTCAGCTCGGCGGTGGCGTGACCAAGATCCTCCTCACCGACTCGATCATGCTCGACCTCACTCCCGCCGGCACCATCGACAACTCGCCGGGGAAGAACGGCAAGCTGCGCCGGTATCGTGAGTCGCTCGAGATGAACAACCCTGGCGAGCCGTTCTCGTTCCGCATGATGCAGGGGCGGACGCTGAAGGTGAAGGTGAAGCACGAGACCTACGAGGGGGAAATCCTCGATAAGGTCGATACGGTCGCGAAGGCGTAAGACTCTGGGGAGAGGGACTTCAAACCTCTCCCCTTTTTTGGGGCGCAAAAACATGACACCTGATCAGCAAAAGACCCTGCACCACACCCTGATTGCTGATTGTGAGGCCCGTGAGTCTCAGATGACCGAGTGGGAACAGGGTTTCATAGATTCAATTGCGAAGCAGATTGCCACGCGCAATCTCTCCGACAAACAGTCCGACACTCTCCAGCGTATTTGGGAAAAGGTTACTGAGAATGGCTAACATCATCAGCGTAGAATTGCATTCCCTCGTCGTGAAGGAGAATCGACAGCGACGGGAGTTCAAACCAGATGACCTCGTAAAGCTTGCGAACTCGATTTCCCAGAATGGTCTCCTCCACCCAGTCGTCGTCCGCCGCGAAGGCAATCTCATCGTCCTCGTCGCTGGTGAGCGCCGTGTCCGGGCGATGAAGTATGTCTGGAACTTCGGTGAACGTGTCAAGTGCGCGGGCCAGGAATTCGAGGAGGACCAGATCCCCTGCCTCGACATTGGTGAACTCGACGACCTCGCTGCTTTCGAAGCCGAACTCGAAGAGAACATCACGCGGTCCGACCTCACCTGGCAAGAGCGTGTCCAAGCCACGTCGCAGCTTGCCGAACTCCGTCGCCTCCAAGCCCAGAAATCCGGCGCACCTCAGCCTACCATCAACGATCTCGCTGTCGAAATCCACGGTGCGGTGGATTCTTCCGGTGCTAGTGGCAGCGCCACCGACCAGGTTCGCAAGGAACTCGTCGTCTCCAAGTACCTCAAAGACGCCGATGTTCAGAAGGCTACCTCCGCCGACGAAGCATTCAAAATCATTAAGCGCAAGGAACAGAGCAAGCGAAATGAAGAACTCGCTAAGACTGTTGGAGCGTCCATCACCAGTTCCTCACACACGTTGCTTCAGGGTGATTGCATCGCTCTCATGCGGGACATGGCGGATAACACCTTTGATGTTGTTTGCACGGACCCTCCGTATGGAATCGACGCCGATAAGTATGGTGACTCCGGAGGCATGACTCCCGGTGCTCACTTCTACGATGATAGTTTCAAGACCTGGGCTCCCCTCATGCGGGACTTCGCACGGCTGACCTACACCGTAACGAAGCCCGAAGCCCACGCCTACGTGTTTGGTGATATTGACAACTTCGTTATGCTCAAAGAATTCATGGCGGAGGCCGGGTGGATTGTGTTCCGCACTCCCCTGATCTGGCACAACCCCAGTGGCATGCGAGCCCCCTGGCCCGAACGCGGCCCACAGCGGAAGTATCAAATTTGCCTCTACGCCGTCAAGGGTAAGAAGCCCTGCACCAAGCTCTACGGAGACGTACTCACCTATGGTCCCGACAGCAATCTCGGTCATCCGGCGCAAAAGCCGGTCGATCTTTTGGTGGACTTGCTCCGCCGTAGCGTGCGTCCTGGTGATAACATACTTGATCCTTTTGCAGGGTCCGGAAGTATTTTTCCAGCAGCTCACTCGCTCAAGTGTCGGGCGACGGGGATTGAGATGGACGCAGCGGCGGCTGGCATCGCTCTGGGCCGGTTGGGAGGACTAACGTGAGATACATCTACATCGCTTCGCCCTACACAGGCAAGTCCCCTGATGATCACCTGCCCAACGTCGAACGTAGCATGGATGCTGCGGAACGCTTGGTCAAACTCGGCTACCTCCCCTTCCTCCCCCTGCTGTACCACTACTGGGACGAGCGCTACCCCCACTCCTACGACTTCTGGGTCTACACTTCCGAACAGTGGATTCGCAAGTGTGATGCTGTGTTGAGACTCGCAGGTACTAGCAAAGGCGCTGACAGCGAAGTCGCGTGTGCCAAGCGCCTGGGCATCCCCGTATTCTACAGCATCGAGGAACTTTCCAATGCGCCAAGTCCTGCCTAATGGTCCCATCCCCGCCAGGGTGATGGTGATTGGGGATTTCCCTAGCTACGATGATACATCATCCGGTAGTTGCTTCTCCGACTCCGCGGGAAAAGAACTCGACAAGATGCTCCACGAGGCGGGGATTGGCCGCAGCGAATGCTTCGTCACGACGGCGTGCAAGGTTACTCCCCCGCGTCTCGACCTTGATCACTTCATCGCACACAAAAAGGCCCATCGTACTCCTGCCCACAAGGAAATCCAGGGCCTCTGGGTAACGAAGGAAATCGCTGAGGGTTACCAACTCATCCAAACTGAAATCGCTATGGTCCAGCCGAAGATCATCATAGCCTTCGGCAACCTTGGTCTATGGGTTACGACAGGACTGTGGGGCATCACCAAGTGGCGTGGTTCTATGCTCTACTGGAGCGCGGACCTCATGTCCGAAGCCCACGTCAAGGTCGTACCAACCTACTCCCCTTCTGCTATCCTCCGCCAATGGGACTGGCGCGCCATCGCCCTCAACGATCTCAAGCGGGCGAAGCGCTTCATCAACGGGGAGGCGTATCCTCGTAAGCGTTGGGAGACCATCGTCCGGCCGTCGGCGGACAAGGCAGTTCAAATCCTCCGTGGTCTGCTTGCTATCGCAGACAACCATGAGAAGGAACTCATCATCTCCTTCGACCTCGAGACTCGTCACAGCCACATCGCTTGCGCTGGTATCTCCTGGTCGTCCACCCCCGACTCGTACCTCCACGAGCATGCCCTCTGCATTCCCCTGATGTGTGTGGAAAACAAAGCAGGCTACTGGACACAGGAAGAAGAAGCTGCAATCGTCTACTACCTGTATCGTCTCCTCACCCACAAGCGTGTTCGGGTCGTTGGCCAGAACCTCCTCTACGATTCCCAGTACACCTATCGCCACTGGCACTTCATCCCCAACGTCCATCAAGACACAATGCTCTCCCACCACACAGCATGGTTGGGGTTGCCGAAGCGTCTTGATTTCCAGGCGTCCATGTACTGCGACCACTACGTCCAGTGGAAACCCGACAAAGCAACCTGGAAAGCAGGGGGCTAACATGACAGCACAGACTAAGGGCTCTAGGAGCGCTAACAATGCGGCATGAAAGTCAGGAAGATCTTTGGGCCTACAATGGAGAGGATTGTGCTCGCACAGCTGAGTGCGCGGGAGAACTTAAAAAGATAGTAGCTAAACTCAACCTCGAGCAGCAAGAAGCTTTTCTCCAGTCTATGTTCTACCCCGTTCTCCAAGCCATGATTCGCGGTGTCCGCATCGACACCCGAGCTAGGGACGCTATGGCATCTGAGCTCATGGACGAAATGGCCAAGCGCGAACAGTACTTCGTCAAGGTCCTCGGTCACCCCGTCAACCCTCGTTCCCCCAAGCAGATGGCCGCGTTGGTCTACGACGACCTCAAGCAGCCCATTATCCGCAACCGTTACAGCGGCAACCCCACTCTCGACTCTACTGCCATGGAGAAGCTCGCCCGCCGTGAACCCCTCCTTCGCCCCATCTTCAAAAACATCGAGGAGTATCGAAGCCTCGGCGTGTTCCTCTCCACCTTCGTAAAGGCGCCTCTCGATGCAGACCTTAGAATGCGGTGCAGTTACAATCTATGTGGCACGGAGACTCTTCGCCTTTCGTCTTCTGAAAATGCGTTTGGGTCTGGAACTAATCTCCAGAACCTACCAAAGGGGACAAAGGCGAAAGAGCCTGAGGATCTATCTCTCCCGAACATTCGGAAGATGTTCATTCCAGATCCTGGATATTTATTCTTCGACATGGATCTTGACCGTGCCGATCTTCAGGTCGTGGTCTGGGAGGCCGACGATGCTGAGTTAAAGACTGCGTTGAGGATGGGGGTGGATATGCACTGTATGAATGCGTGTTCCATCTTCAATATCAAGGGTATTCCCGTTGACGAACTTGTCGAGACGCATTCTAACTACAAGGAACGCCGGGGCCAGATCGGCGAGGGGTATCGCCAGAAAGCCAAGGCAGGGTGCCATGCAGTCAATTACTACTGCCAGGAAAACACCCTCGCCACACATCTCAACTGTTCAACCCGCGAGGCGAAGGCCTTCATGACCAGCTGGTTCGGCGCTCACCCTGGTATCAAGAAATGGCACGATCGCACGAGTGTTCAGCTCAACAAGTTCCGTTTCGTTGAGAACGCCTTCGGCTTCAAGCGTTTCTACTTCGATCGCATCGAGCATCTTCTCCCCGAAGCCCTCGCCTGGCAGCCGCAATCCACTGTAGCCTTGACTATCAACCACATTTGGCGTAATATCTACCGTGATGTGCCCCTAGTCCAGGTCCTTCTCCAGGTCCACGATTCCCTCGCCGGCCAGATCCCCATTGACCACCGCGACGAGTGCCTAGCCAAAATGCATCAAGCTTCAAAAATCACTATCCCTTACCCCGATCCCCTCGTCATTCCCGCTGGCATTAAGCTGTCGGAAACGTCGTGGGGCGCTTGTGCGTAACTATCCTGATTGGATCAAGGCGTATATTGAGTATGCAAACTTCAGCGAAGCGCCTAAGCGCATGCACTTCTGGACCGCCGTCTCCACACTTGCGGGGGCGCTACGCCGTAGAGTGTGGCTTGACATGGCTTATTTTAAATGGTGTGCCAACTTCTACATCATTATTGTCGCCCCGCCAGGAATTGTCTCAAAGTCTACTACCACTGCCATCGGAATGGATTTGCTCCGTAAAGTTCCAGGGATCAATTTTGGCCCCCAAGTTGTAACCTGGCCCGCCCTCGTTACTGCGTTCGCGGAGGCTAATGAAGCCTTCGAACTCAACGGAGAGTTCCACACCCAGTGCGCTCTAACCCTCGAATCGAGCGAGTTCGGTAACCTCGTGAATCCCCAGGATCGCGAAATGATCGACCTCCTCGTGACCTTGTGGGATTCCAAGCAGGGCGGTTTCAAGAAGATGACGAAGGGGTCAGGTACCGACCAAGTCGAAAACCCGTGGATCAACCTGATTGCCTGCACTACCCCCGCGTGGATCGCAGGCAACTTCCCTGAGTACGTGATCGGAGGAGGTTTCACCTCCCGTTGTCTGTTTGTGTACACCGAACATAAGGAGAAGTTCGTTGCCTACCCCTCCCTCGCCGTTCCAAAAAATCTCGGAGATATGCAGCAAAAGCTCATACAAGACCTTGAACACATATCTATCAATCTCGTCGGTAACTACCGCTTGTCCGATGAGGCTATCGTGTGGGGTACCGCTTGGTATGAACATCATTACAAGACAAGGTCACCACATCTTGGTGACGACGACAGGTTCGGCGGCTACATAGCCCGCAAGCAAACCCACATTCACAAGACCGCCATGGTACTTGCAGCATCACAGCGAGATGAACTCGTCATCACAGCGGAAGACCTCGCCCTCGCCAACGAGATGGTGTCGGATCTCGAGAAGGACATGCCGAAGGTGTTCTCACGCATCGGTCGCACTGAAGAGAGTGTTCAAGCCGAACGTTTCATCCGCTTCATCGAAATGCGTGGGGAGGTCTCTTACCAAGAAGCCTACCGCTTCATCCACACGCACTTCCCCGACTTCCGCGAGTTCGAGCAGATTGTGCTTGGTGCAATCCGCAGTGGTCAGATTGACCTCATCACCAAGACTGAGGGATTCTTCCTCAAGTCTAAGGTGGGGATAACGGGCGCATAAATCCCGGTCGGAATTGTGCGCCCATTATTCTACGTCTTCCCCTTCAGCCTCTCCACCGTACGATAAGCTCCCAGGCCGAGCATACCAAACAGCAAGCCAAAGAGTTCGCTCATATCAAGCGGGGGTATCGGAGCCACCGTACCCCCCAGGGCCTCCACCGCCCACGGCAGCAATGGACGCAGGATGAACTGGGTTGCGAGGCCAAACGCACAGATCCAGCCCACCGCCGGCCTCCAACCTCCCCTGAAGTTATCCGCACTCCCGGCTTCAATCTCATTGACCTTGATCTGAGCCAGCGCTAACTGAAGGTCCGCATCAAGCTGCTTGAACTCCCCCGCCTGGTTCAGCTTCAGCACTTCCAGCTGCGCCGCCGCTTTCGCCTGCGGATCAGGAATGATCTTGTCAATGATGCTGAAGATCGGCCCTGCGATCAGATCCAGAATGTTCACGAGTGCTTCTCCAAGTCAATCCCAAGCTGGATAAGTTCCTTCGAGTAAGGCTGATACCCATTCTCATGCTGCACAATCGCGGGGATGAGCTTCGGCAGCAGTGAGGGGATATCACATGGTTGGTAAGGATCTACCCCACAAGCCTTCCCTACCGCCTTCACATACGCCACAGTATTATTCTCCGTCGGCGGTGCCCATTCTTCAATCAGCGACGCAATCGTATTCTGGCCCTCCCGCCAGTCACCCATTAGGATCCTCGCAATTGCTCTAATCCCCCACTCGGGCTTTGTAAAAACTACAAATCGTGGATCCGAGCTTTGGTCCGCCGCCATCCCCTTCCACTTGATCGACGTGCGGTCGATGTTACCAGGATTGTTGTTGCGAATCCCTCGTCCTACCTTAACCATTGCTCCTTCTCCGCTTGGTGTTACTACGGTGATAGATAAATGCTGCTACCGTTGCAAAGATACTCGTAACTAAGAGCACCGTTTGCAGCAGCTCATTGACTTCTTTAAGGTGTGAGAAAATCCACCCTACCCAGCCAACAATCGAACCTAGGGTAAGACTCTTATCCGTATCGCTTGGATCCATTACGCATGCCTCCAAATATCAATAGTGAAGGTCATGCTAGCAGGATTAATTGCTGCTACTGTTATATTGCAGCAACGCACATAGACCCCTCCCGCTGCAGGGATTGCAGTAACAGTCAACCCGGCAGGAAGTGCCGCATCTGCTGTGATATAAACGCTATCCGTTGCAAGTGCTCCGGTAATCGCGACCAGTTGATCATTGCTTGTCTGGGCAAGGATGTTGGGAAAGTCAATTACAGACTTGATGCTCGCATGATACTTCGTCCGTGTACCCGACGCCAGACGCCAGTCCTCACTCGCCGTTCCATTCGTGCGAAGGCCTGCATTGCTGACGTCCGTTGCCAGCCCCGTCATCTGCGGTGCGAAATAGGTGTTATCCTGCGCCAACGCTCGAATGTCAATACCCGTGCCAGTCGTCGGGACATTCTCCAGTCGCGAGTTAAGGTAGCGAATGTAAAGTGCCGCCGCCGAATCACTGCTCAAGTGGCCCGTCGTAAACACTTCAATGGCTACACCATCGTACAGATTACCCGAACAATCATTGTCTTGGGTACCCGTAGTGCAATCATTAATCCGCCCGCCCCAGACTTTATTTTCATTCCCCAGGGTAGAGTTTTCATACCCCTTGATTACAGTCGAGCAGTCAACATCAAGGTATTCATTGTAGTACGAGCTGTACCCATCACCATGATACACTGCTCGTTCAATGTCCGTGATCAGCAAATTCTGCCACTTGAACATCGTACAGCCGCGCATGTCGAGCGCGATGCCCCCAGCCGTACCACGTCCTGGACCCGTGATCTTGAAATCTCGCCCACCACCATTATAGCGCCGGACATTTGTCGTAGCTGCCGTGGTGACATTCTTACCCTTTAGCACTGCTCCCGCATGCGTACCTGCAATCACGCTCGCACGGCCAACACCTTCGATGAAGTTCGCATCGTTCATCTGACACGCAGCGTTCGTGCTGTACGTCCCTACCCCCAACAGAATCTTCGGGTGGGCATCCAGCGCTGCCTGGATCGCTGTCGTATTCGTAGCCGAGCTACCCCCCGCCACCGCCCCGAACCACTCGACATACACAGCCTTCTGTGGCGACGACGCTCCGAACACCACAGCACCTGATCCCGTGAAGATCTTGTTTGAGAACGCAATCACCTGGCCGTTGATAGTGAGGGTTTTCGCTACATCAAGCGCAAAGCTACCCTGTCCTCCAAACAGCAGACATACCCCAACAGCCAGCGTTGTGTTCGCGCTAATCCGAAAACTTCCACCTTCAACAAAAATTGCAGACCCTTGTGACTGCACTGCTTGCAACGCTGCAGAAGCAAGCGCGGTATCATCTGCAGTACTTCCATCCCCCACGCCACCATAGCGACGAAGGTCCCCCGGTGGATACCAGGGAGCTGCTGGCACAACCCCTGCGGTAGTTTCTGCTGCCGTCGTCCCTAGCCACGTATCTTTAATCCTGTCCACCGCATTCAGCCAGGCGGCACTCACCACCGGCGACTGACGGTCAATGAAATTCTGAAGTGCCATATTAAGCCTCTCCCGACCAATAGATCGTTTGTGCCGTGCCTGGAGTGTTGTCGTACTTTTTAATCGCCACTGTAAACGTAGTACCACCAAGTAAGGTAACGCTTACAAACTCCCCCGACACAGATCCTGTACATCTCACAGCAGTTGGAGTTGTTACAAGGCCATGTGAAATTGTACCACCATCTGCAACAGCCGCGGCTGCACCAAAATAATTTTGGTACTTCGTGGAATAGATGTTATCTTTGTGAAGATCACCAGTGTTCTTGGTGAACACAATGTCATTATCTACTCGTACATTACGAACAACGACTTTCGTAGATGCTGTCGATTCAGCGTGCACGCCTTGGTTACTGCCAACACTGGAGATGTCGACGCCAGCGATCGTGACGCCCGTGCAATTCGCGTGGAGGATTCCCCATCCGCCCGACTGGCCCCGATACGAGCCGCCGACGATCTTCGCGTCGGTGCAGATTTCAACCTTCGCGCACGCCCGCAAGTTCGTTTCGCCGTCGCTGTCGTGCTGAAAGTTGACCAGCCGGGGACGCGTGGCCCGCGAGGCGTAATAGCCGTAGGTCGTCGCCGTATCGTCGCCCGCGTGGAACGACTTGCAGTTAACGACTTCAATATCCTCCGGCTCGACGCCCGCCGAGCCTTCGATGAAGAACCCGTAGCTGCCGGAGTACACTGATTCGCAGTTGATGAACCGAATGCGCTTGTCGGCCGCCTGTCCCGTGATGCCGCCTGCGTAGAAGCCCTTGCTTCGCGCGTAGCTCGACCGGCAGTTGATGAAGAAACAATCCTCCGATCCGTCCGCGTGCGAGTTAAATGCGTTGTCGTAGCTCGACGCCGAATCGCAGTCGATGTAGCCGGAGAACCTCGCACCGAGCGACACAGCGCATTCACGAACGTTGCGAAACTGAACGCCGTATGCAACACAGTGATGTGACGACTGGGAAAACGTTCCGCCGTAGCCGTAGCCCGGCGTGCTCTGCGACTGGCCGTCAGCATATAGACCACCCCGGACACGAATATACGCGCTGCGCCAGGCTGTAAAACCTGCCTGTCCCTTCTGTCCTGTGCTCCTACAATTCAGCAGTTCACAGCTGTAAGCTTCCTGAAAGTAGAAAGCACCGCCGTCGCCTGTAGAAGGAACATCCACACATACATTTTCAAAGATGATGTTGCGTGCAGGAGCCGTTAGTGGAACAAGCTCTGCACTGTTAAGTGTCGTATAGTTTCCAATCAGTCTGTTCTTCAGCGTAATCGTTGTGCCTAATACAGAAGCAATCTCATTCAACTCCATGTTGCGGGCGTTCGTGCTCCACTTATAAACATTATCATGAAGGATTACAATTTGTCCTGCCGCTAGTCCAGAAGCACTAGTAACAGTCACAGACGTACCCATTTTTGCAGCATTGGCCGTCAGTGCTACAGCCGAACCCAAAGTGCTGATGCCTTCGAAAACATGATCTGTGCTAGTTGTAATAGCTGAGCGGATGATGACACCCGGATCTGCTGTCACATACGTGCCTTCATATACAGTAAGTTTCCCTACAATATACACTGTTTGTCCGTTGCGATTACGACTTGCGAAATGCACCCTAGCATAGCCGTACTTTGCAGCGTTCAGAGCCTTTTGAACTGCTACAGTATCGTTAGTGGTTCCGTCGCCAAGTGCTCCAAAACGACCCACATCGTAAAAGAGAAACCAGGGATTTGAAGGCGAAATGTTAGCCGCAAGTTCTGCTGCGGTTTGTCCAAAACCATATTCCTTCAAACGGTCAATCTCATTCAACCAAGCTGCCGCAATGCGCGGTCCTACCTGATCTACAAAATTTTGTAGTGCCACAATAAACTCCTACGGCGCAAAAGGATCAACGCCGGGGGTTGCACACCCAGGCATTGCAAAAGATGGTACAGCGGAGAGACCGAAGAAATCGCATTGGGTTGGGACAGGCTGTACAGGTTCTTCGGGATTGATCGTAGTTTGTCCAGGAGTCATACACCCGGGAACAGCATAGCCCGGAATCCCAGAACTCCCGTTGATAGTGCAAACTTGCAGATCGTAGTCCGTCTGTTCCTGCACATACTCCGGAACCGCAGTCTCTGGTACTCCTCTCACAAAGTCCTGGGGCTGCCGAGCCTCCCAGTGCTTTGCACAAACATAATACCCCTTCCAGTGTTTCTTCAGTTCACTCGCTTTAAACTTCCGCCCGCATTCATAGCAGGCGGCGTTCCAGTCCCCTGGGAGGTAAAAATCACTACTGCCCACTGGCCATCTCCTCACGATAGCGGCGTGCGTGTTCCTTGTTCGCCTGGGACAAGTACTTCTCCTTCTCCTCCTCAGGCATCTTGTCGAGAATCTTCTTCTGCTGATCCCACGACAAGCGCTTCCACATCCGCATGATGGAGTCGGTGGTGTCCGTGCTCGTGATGTACTTCTCGAGTCGCTTGACCTCCCCCGGTGTCATGTCCTGGGAGACTTCAGCAAACTTCTCTTGATACGAATTCATATCGCCCTTCAAGTAGAGTCGCTTCAACTCCCCTCGGGCCTTGGAGATCTTCGCCTGTGCGTAAGACTGCTTCGCCGGGCTGTAGTACTTCTCATACGTGCTGCGGATATGACCTTCCGTCGCGCCTTCAGTTGCATACCGGGGCGCCTTGCCAAATCCCAACAGTCCGCGAGTCACGTCTCCCGGAGTGTCGAGGTTCTGGATACTCATCGGCTTCAGCAGTCCCATCGTGTAACTCAGCTTCTCCCCCAGGCGCTTCACATACGCACCCTCGGGATCACTGATCTCTCGATTCAGCCCGTCGACGTTCGTCGCCCAGGCCTTGACGAGGTTGATGCTCGGGGAAGCCTTGTTCGCAACGGTCTTGGTGATGCCGCCGAAGGTTCCCTCGTGCTCGAGGTGCTTGCCAATCTTGTAGAATTCCGTCGGGTAGAACATGGTGGAGATCCGCTGGTCCTCCCCATTCGCATCCTTGCCAATCTTCGGCAGCACGAGATCCTTGAGTTCCTGCGGGTCATCCCCCGAGAACATCTTGGTAATCAGGGCACCATACAGCATTGCCTGAGCCGTGTAGAACAACACAAACAGCGGGCGGTGGAGTTTGCCTTCCTTAATCTGCTGAATCTTCGCCGTGTCCCGCCCGACGAACTGTCCCGCATCAATCGCAGCCCCGCCATACTCTCGCATAAAGCCGAGCTGCCAGCCCAGTGACAACAGGCCACCGACACCCATATCCTTGACAGTCTTGTTCCAGAACAGTGTGCTATAGGCCATTTCACCATAGCGATTGTCGACTGACTTCGCGATCTGGCGCAGGGTGATCTGGCGCTTGTTCTGGTCGAGCATCAACTCGGGATTCATCCTCAGTGCCATATCCGCATCCCTCAGATACGAGGCGATCTTGAGTGAAGGAATCCAAACTTCAAACATCGGCTTCTGCATCAACTCCATCGGGGTCCAGAGCAGCCACCAAGCCGCATTCGTCTTGCGGCCTTCGTTCATTGCATCGCGGAACTTCTGAATTGCGGAGTTCTTATACACCTCCGACATGGTGGGGATAAAGCCACCTTCCGCCATTAGCATAAGCGAGCGGCGGTCAGCAGCCGTAAGGTCCGAATCCTTCACTCGGCCTTGAACGGCTTTGAGGATATTATAGCCTTCCCGCGGTGCGGATACGAGATCGAGGTACAGTTGTCCGCGCGCCAGTTCCTTCATCCACTCCACACCACCAATTTTCCCCGCCATCAGCCCCTCGGTCATCCGCGTCAGTCCAGTCACGTTGTGAATGGTCAGGACGTGCAAGGGGTGGAACAGGCTAAGTCCCAACTGAATCGGGACGATCGAGTTCTTCAGCCACATCATTCCCCTGAATCCATCGCCTACAAATCCCTTTTTTCCCCACAGCGAGGGCGTATTGAACGCATTATGCAACACTGCATTCGCGTTGTTCTGTACCCAATACGTAGTCCCCGTCGGCGCGGTCCACGAAGTGTCAAAGCCCTCCGGCTGTTCGACCGGCTTCCCAGCGGCATTGAGCTTCTTCACCGCAATACCATTGCGCTCCATCTCCTCGAGAATCTCCGTTCGCATCTGAGCGATGTCAGAAGCGTGCTGGCGGGCGAGCATGATATCTTCAGGGTTCGTGTACTTCGGCTTGAACCCTGCCGCAATCGCCTGCGAATAGAGATCAAACCCACGATCCTTGATGAACCCCGGATCACCCCACTTACTGCCATACTTGCGATTGAAGAACGCAGTGACCGCCGCCTGGTCCTCGAAGATATGCGCTAGGTAGTTATCTCGTGCATCATACTTAAAGCCCGTGCGCATGTCCTGCGCATAGATCTCGTCGTTCCACGCACGGTAAGCATCCGCCGCCTGCTGCATCAGCGGATCGGCGAAAGGAATTCCACGTTCGAACTTCCCAATAAAGTCCGCAACCTCCGCACTCCGCTGCTGCCAGAACACCCTTCGATCCTTCGACCGGTGAATATACTGCCCAGTCTTCCGTGCCTCGTTCGCCAGGCCCTTCGCGACCGTAGCCGCCGCCGACTTGGCCTCAGGCCCCAGGACCTCCGGCGACACAGTGCGAATCATCTGTTCCCACCAGACACCGACCATCTGTTCCGCTTCGATGAAACCGGGGATCTTCTCCGCAGCCTTCTTGCCAAGGGTGAATGCAGCCTGGATATCCGACTTGCGAATCGGGATACCCGCGTGCATGTAGATCACAGGGTCGTCTGGGGCTAGGCCCCACTTGTTGCGAGCGGTGTCAGCAGCAGTCGACGTATCAATTACACTCTTAATAGCATCGCTAACTTTTACCGCATCTTCCCAGCCGTCTTCGATTTGCTTGTTACTAAGTTTGCCCTTGGAAGGAAGCTTGATAACCTCCTGCTTCCCCGGACCTTTCTGCATCTGATCCGGACCCTTCACCAAATCCGGCGATGACTGGTCCTTCCAGTTCATCTCCTTCGCCCTATTGGCTCCGGTCTTCGACTGCGCAGTGAAGATCATTTCAACAGTATTCAGCACATCCTTCAGCAATTTCGAAGGATACTTAGGGTTCTTAATCCCAAACAGTTCCTGGATACCACTAAACGCAGGCGCAACATCTGGATCAAGGAAAGCTTTACCCCGAGCCTCCCTCATCGCAGGGGAACTTCCGTAATGTTCGGCTACAGCCAAGTACCGCTGAAATGTCGTGTTCGACAGAGTTTCACTTACAAACTCTTCCAGATTTGTCAAACCATACTGACCCTTATAGTTTACCCTACGAGTACGTTGAAGTTTCTGCGCCGCCGACAGAGCTTCAAGGTACAGAGCGTTAAGCTTCTGTGTAATTTGCGACTTAGGGTTATCGACAATATAGCGAGACGTAGCCGCATGAGCCAGTTCATGCACTACTACCCCCGTCATATAACCAGGCTGGTTTGCAAGATTGCTGTCGACTTCAATCATATGCTGATTATGCCAGTACAATCCATGCGCAGGGCGACCCTTCTCGTCTACAACCCCTGGCTTAAAGCGAACTTGTACGTCCTTCGTCAGTTCCTGAATTCGCTTCAGCATCGGCTGAACGCGAGCATCACCCGTGTTCACCATGCGACTGAGGATGAGACTTGCTGGAGCGCGCAGCCGTCCACCAGGGGGAATGTTCTCTACGACGAAATCTGACGAGTTTTTCCAAATTGAGTGGTTCCTGCCACTGGAAATTTCAGGTGCCGAAGACGAAGTATCTTCTGCCCGAATCACTGCACGAGGAGGAGCGGGAAGCTGCTTCTGCGGTCCTTCGATCGCACGATCCACAGGGAATTCGGCGTCGGCCTGGGTAAGCTGCTTTGGAGCAACAGGTTCCTGTCCACGAGGCGGACCACGAAGCTGCTGTGCGGGCAGCAATTCTCCATCAAGTCCACCACCACCTGGCTTACGAGGAGCCCCTGGCGCAGCGCCCTTCATCGTCGGACCACGTGGGGTTCCCTTGGGAATCATCCGCGCAATGCCCTTTGATCCTACCATCATCGTCAGGGCAGTAGCACCTTGTGCTGCCGCGCCCGCGAGAGGAGCAGCTCCAGGGGCTACCTTACTTACATTTTCATAAGTCGTATCACCCGCCGACTGAATGGCATCGCCAAACACTCCCCAGACTTGTGCTCCCGCCTGTTTCGCCGGGGTGTTAGGAGCAACAGGATTTCCCTGCTGCTTCATAATAGCCGCACCTCGCTCTTCCGTCTCCCCCATATGAGTCTGATAGCGGTTGAGCAGGTCGCTAAAACGGCCCTTGAAATCCGTACCCTTACCTGCCCCGGCGGCAGCTCCTACGCCTGCAGCTGCGCCTTCTGCACCCAGAATTCCCATGTCCATGAGACCAGAAGCGCCGGTTTCTGCAAACCCCTTCAGCGTATCAATCGGGTGCTCGAGCAGGGACTTCCCTGCTACCTTCGCTCGCTCCTTGAGCTTGTCGAGAATCCCTGGTTCTTCAGGCTCTTCAATCGGCAGTGCATCTTCGAAATTAACAGCAAACCCCGTGAGAGGCTGTCCGCCCTCGACTTCCTGTGGAGCCTTAGCCTTTGTAGAAGCTGCCGCAGGCATAACATCTTCAAAGTTAATGCCCATTACTCAGCCTCCTGGAAGTAATCAGGCTCATCGTCCGGGGGCGGTGCATCAGGGTCATCTTCCCCTTCCGCCGGCATGTCAACCTGGTTCAACTGCGCACCATCCCACAGCCAGACAATGTTAGGGTACTTCGAATTCGGGGGAGAGACGTAGTACTTGTTCCTCAGCATTTTCGACTTGTCGGTTGGCAGCGGCATGGGGGAAGAGGGTGTTGCGCCGGGGAGCCTATGTGCAGGGGTGAGCCCACCAAGCGAACCATCCGTCTTTGCTTCTATGTAAGCCTGCCCCAGTGCCTGCTGCCGCGTGATCCCAGGCGTCTTGGTCAACAGATCCTGCGCACGTTCAGCAATGCTTTGTGCGCGCAGCTTTACATCCGGATCACTCTTCTCCGTACCGAAGTCTCGAGTGATGAACGCACTTACCGTAGCTACGTCCGCCGCCGGGGGAAGTTTCCCGCCTGCTCCCGCTTTCTGCAGTGCCACTGCACGAGCCCTTGCTGCCGCTGCTTGTGCAGGAATCAACACATCCGTCCGCGCAGTGCGTTCACGCGTTTCCGCATCTCGAGCCTTCGCTCCTGCCTGTGCCTGTGCAGTCAGTGCCTGGTCTTTCACACTCGCAAAGCCCTGCTTCAACTGCGCAACCATTTCAGGATTGTAAGGCATTGACGAAATCATCTGGAATTCTTTCGACTGTGCGCCCTGGGGATCCAGCATCTGGTACATGCCGAGCGCACGCTGCCAACTGCCCTGATCGTTCACATTGTCAACCAGGCCGGTCAGCATATCCAGTCGCTTCAACTCCTGCTGCTGTTGCTTCGTCGCAATATAAGCTTCATTCTTGCGAATCGTCGAAGCACCTTTGAGGAACGAATTTGCCTTGTCAAACAGTCCCGCTCCGGCTGCCGCCGTACCCAACTGATCCAGAATATCCGCAGTAGACTTCGGCGGTCCGGCGGGGGCTGGCCCACCCTGGTTATTCCCCGAGGGATTCGAAGTACTCCCCGATAGCAGTGCACTCATCTTCCGCTGCGAATCAAGATCCGCCTGGCCCTTCTGAATCGTAATGTCGTTAAGCTGCTCCGCCTGCATATCATGGTGAGCGCTACTGTAACCCTGTGCAATGTCACCCATGATTATGGACCTCCCGTTGCAGGCGATGCTGGCGCGGGAGCGGGTGCGCCACTAGACGCTGCGCCACTACCCCCGAGCGTCTTGAGCAGCCGTTCGATAAAGTACTGACTATCGCCCATTGCACTCGTCTGACCGGCAGCCCCCGGATAAGGATTCGGTGCGATGTTGGCACCAGCGAGCTGCGCCAATCGCGCCTGCTCCGCACTCAAATACTGCCCTGCGTACTGTGAACCGTATCGCTGCAGTGCAATCGCCTCATTGCCTGACCCCGCATACCCACTCGCAGCCATGCGACGTGCAATCGCCTGCGAACCCGCATCCATCCCAAACTGATATCCTGGCAGCGACGTAACCGAGGCAGGGTTTGCTGCGAGTCCCTGCAGCTGCTGTGCATAGCCTTCGCGATAAGCGCCAAACGGATTCGCTTGCTGCTGCGCCTGTTCCGCAATCTTTCGCGACTGCTGCGACTGGTACAACCCATACAGCTGTCCCGCCGCCTGCAATCCACCACCCGCGCTCGAGAAAGCGCCAGTAACGGATCCCCTTACACCTGCAGGCAACTGGCCAATCAGAGGATCCAGATACCCACTCTGAATCCCATAACCACCCAAGCCTGCGGCTGCGCCCTTCGCATAGCTACCCCCAAGTGCCTTACTCGTAAGCGCACCTGCGGCCAACCCCGCTCCCGCTGCAATCACACCACCATATGCTGCCAAGCTCGTGCCAACAACCGCTGCACCTGCGGCTGAACTCGCCATTCCTCCAACCACGGCAGCAATTGCTGACCCTGCCATATTTAAACTCCTACCCACTTCCAGTGGCTGGTTTCGACTTCTTCATATCCCAGGCGTTCTGCCATCGGACCCCAGTCGAGAACCCGCTTGATGTGGTATGAAATGAGTTGAACACCGATTGACTTGAGATCTTCTTCAGCGAACTGAATCATGGCAATGCCACTACGTCCCTTGCGGTGAGACGGGTGGATGAAGATGATGTCGTTGATAGCCTGAAGGGTGTTGCGGTAGTGAAGATGCGGGCGGACAAAGAACACTGCATAGCCCTTGAGCTTGCCCCCAACTCTCCCCGAATACCCAATCAGGTTTCCCATCAACTCCATGCGAGCATACTGATCCCAGTCAGGCTCGAGCTTGATCTTGTCCTTCCGCCAGGCAATTTCCTCGTAATGGAGGCTGAGGAGCGGCTGAGCCTCCATTACCATGTCGGCAATGGACTCTCGCTGAATGATGAAATTACTCATGTTGGAGCCGTGTATGCGGTAATGATGCCGTTTAATACAGTCAACGAACCATTCGACCCTAGGGCCGTGATTTTGGCTAGTACGACTGTACCACTGAATCCGTTAAAAGCGGGCTGTGCACCGCCTGTACCCCCTGAGTTGTTGATGTACTCCATCACTGACACCAGCCAGCGATACCACACAGGAGTGAAGTTACCGTCCTGAATAGCCTTGATCGTCTGCCCCGGTACGTTCTGGAGATTGCCCGCCATTAGAAAGTTCCCAGGTCAGCGGTCATATCGGCACTCGACAACCGGAATGGTTGGGCGGAGCGGCGCTGGAAGTGAAAGGCTCGGCGGGTGAAGGTGCCGAGGTTCGCGAGAAACGGACGCTTTTTTGACAGGTCAAACGAACGCCAGATGCTCCATGTTTGGTAATCATCCTCTGACCAGCGGACGTACAAGAGATCACTTACCGTTGCCTGGTCAGCGTTGATGCGCAGGATCTGAAGTGTCTTGCGCTTGTCCAACCCACCGTCCCAATTGGGGGAGATGATTTCAATCGAGAACTGTTCCCCATCATCCGTCGTTTGGAGGTAATTCGGCCGGGCATAGTACATCTTGCCATTCGTGTACCCTTGCGCAATGATCTCTCGCGCAGAGTCACTCACCGTACCCACAATCGGCCAGTAGTTTCCATTCGTATCCGTCCAAGGACACCATACCTGTGCATCAAGATCATACACAAGCGTGCTATTACTCACTACCGACGTGATGCCATAGAACCTGTGCCCCCCGCGCTTGAACACCCAGGAACGAATAGTCGTGTAGTCCCACCCGCTCAACTGACGTTCAATCGCAGGCGACGATACTATCTGCGCCTGGAGGTTAATCATCAAGGCAACCTGACTTGCACCATTGCGGCTCTGAGTAACCCAGATAAGAATCCCTTCAAACTCCTGTACCGAGTCCGCACTCACGCAACCGTAGTCGAGCTTCGCGCCTTGCACAGTCCCCAGGGGCGACCCGGCCTCATTCGCAGCGTCGTAGAAGGCTTCGACCGTATACTGCTTCACCGCAACCACATACGATTGCTGCTTAGCCAGATACACGCCCTTATCCGTATCTACCCGCGCGATGATCTTATTAAGTGGGTCCCAGACAGTCGGATCGTCGAGGTCGGCGGAACCCCAAATCTGCGCTTCCTCATCCATCACATACAGCGTACCATCGAGATACGCGAAGCCCTTGACGAGGTTCGTCGGGAAGTTCACCAGTCCTGTCATATCCGTGATGGTAGTGCCATCTGTGTAATACGTCTTTGTCGCATTACCAAACACGAGATAGGGGGTTACGCCCCGAATCTCCTGGAAACGGTACATGCCATTTGTAGCATCTACTGCCCCCAGCACTACCCCATCCTTCAACAAACTCCCCCCGTAAACAGAGTAGATCACTCCATTCCAGTTATACACCCCACGGCCTTCACCAGAGTAGACTGAACGCAGTGCTAACCCTGGCCGGCCGTAGATCATATACGCTTCGCCATCCTTTTCAGGATAGCAATTGACCAACTTCGAATCCTTATCCATCGTCGCATCACGATTCGCTACAACCGTCACTAACGGCAATCGAATCGGAGCATCAATTGAAGTCGCTTGCATTATACCCTCCCCCTCATCTGGGGGTAGAAGTACGTTGCAGCATCTTCAACATCCCACGCTTCTAGTGCTTCTCGAAAAGCCACCGATCGAGCTGCGCAGCGATCCATGATAGCCTGCGGCTGACCACTGCATATATCATCTGCCAGGCCCCAACGAAGAGCCATGTACCACTCTTGCGGAAATTGAACTTCATCTGTACTGGAGACGAGGTTCGGAATCTGCTGCTGAATAGTGACATGGAGGGCTCCGTTGGCAGCTTCGTTGGTGTCGGGGACAAGCCAGCAATAAACATCGAGCGTCAGACGCTGCTTGTCAACCCAGATCTGAGTAACCGGGCCGCCCTGGGCGGTGGCGGACAGCCGACTATATTCATTACGAGAAATGAGGCTCACAGGCCTCTTGACAGAATTCGCGGTGTACAGGTAGTAACTATCATCCGCTAGGATGCGAAGGGGCTTTGTGCTGCTCACCCCGACAACGCTGTACTTTGCCTGCCCCGCAACGAGTGTCACGGGTAGGTCGAGCTGAGTCCAGATCTTAATCCCCTGCGTCTGCCACAGGTTGATCAGATCATTCAGGCGATTAGTGTAGGAGGCATATTGCGCGGCCGTAGGCGTGTCGCCTTCCGCCATCAGGCCTGCATCCACCATCGCGGCAGAGATAATTCGATCTGCCGTATTGAAGGCCATAGAACCTCCTCATAATGAAGGGGGCCGAAGCCCCCTCCAAATTACCGCGCTTTCGCGGCGAACACGTAGTCAATAGTCATCGTACGCGCAGCTGCGGTGCCGTTAGACACAGCGAAACTCGGCGTAATGTCTACCGTGTTCGGAAGGTTGGTAACCGCCAGACGCAGCGTCAGGGCGTTGTTGAAGAAGAACTCCACAGAATCCGTACCGTTGTAGTACCAGCTCATGATAGCGTACGTGTCGCTAACCATGGTGCCTACGTTACCGGTCGTGATCGTGCTGGTCTTTTCTACGATACCCGTGAGCGTGGTGGTGGCGGCGGCCTTCGAAAAGAAGATACCGTCACTCACAGCCAGGGGCGTCGTGTCGATGACCTGGAGGCCTGCAACAAACGCAGCATTCGTTGCGTCGTCGACCTTCAGCCGCGTTTCAAACCACGCCCGCTTGCCTGCCGCCATGCGGAAGCTCGCGAAGGTCTTCTGAATCGCGTTGAGGTCAGCGTTCGCAGCGGAGTTAACGAGAGCAAGAAAACCACCGTCGCCTGCGACGAGAGCCTGAGTTGCCCCCGCCTGGGTTTCGGTAATCGTCCAGTCCGCCGCCGTGAACAGATCGAAGTCAGTGAAGAACGAGTGAGTAACAGCGGGGTACTGCATCGGCAGATCCCGCATTCCATAGGTCTTAGGTACATTACCCAGACCAGTTGCCAGTCGCGTGGTGGTCATCTATGCTCCTTGAGGAAGGGGGGTAATCAGGCGCACAATTCCATCATGGAATCATGCGCCTAATATCACCTACCTCTTACGGCCCGTTGCTGCCGAAGATGCCACGCGGGTCAGTGTTACCCATGGAGAACCGCATGTAGGTCGCCGCCTTCGCATTCTTCGTGTCGAAGTCGTTGTCCTGTGCGAACTCCGGGCGATCACGCCAGTAGAACCGCATGCCGTTCGGGCAGTTCGTACGAACGAACCACGCATGGGGAGCGGTGAAGTAGTGATTCACCTTGATCCCACCGGGGAATGCGTTCGTCGCCTTGAGCACGTTGATGTTATTCGACGCGCTGTCGGGCTGGAGAACCGACTTCAGGATGCGGTTCGCGTTGAACCACTCCTGACGGGGCACATGCAGCGACTGCGGCATGATGGAGATGAGCAGACCACGATCGGTCGTCGCCCCCATGATCTGGATGGACATGTCCTCCAGACTCGCTTCCGAAAGGTCCGCCGCCGGGTTCAGCGCGTTGCTGTACGTACCACCAGTCGCATTGACGTGGGCCGTATCGCAAAGTGGGCGACCGTCCGCATGCGTGAACACAGAGCCCGTGAAGGCATCGTTGTACACCGCAGCCGCCACATTCTCAATCGTCTGCTGGATGGAGAAGGCATTCGCCTGCGCCCGACGCATAGAGACCGTTTCGTACAGGTTGTCGCGCAGCTCCTCGTACGTCACCTTATACCCGAGGGCATAGGCGATGTGCGTGTAGCGAGAGACGAAACCCTGCTGTTCGCTGTCGTACTGAATCGGCGCGCCTTCAGCCTTCACCGGCGCAAGGCCGAATCCGGTGATCTGCACGTCCTCTTCGTACGCCCGACCCGAGTCATCGACCTCGAAGAGATCCTGGTACTCCGACGGGTACTGGTTGTAGACCTGACCCCAGAAGGCATGCACACCCGGCCATAGGGCTTTCGGGTGACTGCCAGTGTTAATTACACCGCCTGCCATTTCAGATTCTCCTTAGACGCCAGTGATGCCAGAACGATACTGGTGGTTGTTGATGAGGACGTTCCAGACAGCGCCATTGCCAAACGCATTGCCAATTCGGCGCGAGAGGCCGAGGAGCTTGCAGTTCAGCGTAGCCGTGAAGGCTTCGGTCGCATTGTCGAGAACAGAGCCAGAAACAACAACACCCGTGGCAGGCGCCGCAACGCTGATGTTCGCGTTCAGGCCGATTGCCGTAGCATCGAGCGGCGTACCGCTGTAGATTTCCATGATCTCGAAGATCACGTTGGGGTCATCGACGACCAGAGCGTAGTAGTTCTTGGTCTTCGTTGCCGGGGCACTCGTCAGCGTGAGGTTCGTCGGGTCGATGTAGGGACCACCGTCGGGATTCGTACCGACTGCGATCAACACACCAACCGAGGCATCACCCGCGGCGGACTTCGAAATGCCCGCAATACCACGAGTCGTGTCGCCCGAACCCGACAGCTTCACAAGGTCGCCCGGATAGAATGCACTTCCATCCGCGCTGTCGATGTAGTAAATGTTCGCCTTGCCATCCCAGTCAGCCCCACCCAGGTACTTGACGGGAGTAAGGCCAAACGGCTTGTTTGCGTTAGCCATTAGAGCACTCCATGAGGATTAAAGATTCAAACCTGTTTCTTGGGAGGCCGCGTGAGCAAGGCTTCGCGGACGTATCTAAGTCCCTTGTCCTTGTCAGTCTGACCAGGTGTGTCGCCAGTGACGACATCTTCCTGGAAGATAGCCTGGAGAACTTGGGCATTTCTCTGCTGGAGGATCTTCTGATCTTCCAGATACCATTCACGACGGATCTTCATGAGGTTGAGGCTTTCGGAGTTCCCGTTTTCTGCGGTCCCCCCGATGACTCGAACATGACTATCCACCGCAGTGTTACCACTCACCCCCGCCGCATTAGCGGGATTGAACTGGTTAATAGCGACTTCATCTGCAGTAACGAAATCATAACCTGCCTGAATTGCCTGCGGCACGTTACGATCGAGGAACCAATAGAGGTGAAAACCTTCGATATCAGGAACTTCAAGCTTCCGACGAGGGATCGACATGGAGATGCGGGGGCGACGAGCAGGCGTCTCCACCTTGGGGGTAATCGTAGCCATCAGCCTTCTCCCTCGTAGTACTTAGTCACATAATGCTTCCGCCATTCGGTCACGTCCTTGAACGCGCGACCTGCGCCGACGAGCCTCTTTGCCTGCGCTTCACACGCAGCCTTAGCTTCCGGCGGCAAGTCACTAAAGGCACGACCGCGAGAAGTGGCACCAGTTGCGTCACCACCATTCCCTCGCGCGCCTTCTTCTACCTTGGCGGACTTGCGCGGAGCAGCAGTTTCAAACATAGCATTCACTTCTTCTGTTACCTTAGCCAGGAACTGCTTTTCCGGCAGGTTGGCAGTAGCAGGGTTCGCCTTAAGTTCCTCTGCAACGCCCATCGCAAGAGCAGTCTTGCGCTTGTTTTCACCAAACCAGGTGTTCTCGGTCATCCACTCTTTGAAGGTTGACGAGAGTTCCGTGGTGGCCGGGGCTGCAGGCGATGCAACAACGGGCTTCTTATCTGCCTCTGCAATCGCCGTCGTGGTTTCGCGAAGCTGGTCTTGGAGTTCAACCTCCGTTTCCACATCGCCTTCTCGACGAGCTTCTGCAATGGCAGTGACGAGCTGGCGCTTGGTGTCTTTCGCCCGCTCTTTTGCTACCGTGCTGTTGAAGCGCTTGAGTTCCTCGATCGACTCGGCGGAGGCCTTGAGCAGGTTCTTGACCTGCACGAGTTCCCCTTCCGTCGATTCAATACGAGTGCGGAGCTTCTTGTTCTCTGCCCTCAGCAGCGGCATCATTTCTTCGCCGCGGCGGACAAAGGTTTCCGCATCAACCCAACGCTCAGGATCGCCCTTGAACTCTTCCACAGGAACCCAACCTAGTTCCTTCGCTCGAACCTCTACTTCCTCGGTACTCACTTTAAACTTCCTCGTTAATGCGACAGAAAATGTCGTTGTCGTTGACCAGGCGATAGGACTTTCCGTCCTTCGTACCCTTGACAATGACTCCGGCGAACTTGGAAAGGAACACTTTGTCGCCCGGAATCGCCCGAGGATTGCGTTCATCTATCCAAGCTTCGGGACCAATGTCAAGCACTACGGCCCTTGTTTCCACCATTGCTGTCCGTTCCTTGACGGTCTCTGGAATAGCAATGATTGACTTCCTGATCTCAGGCTCGTATGGTTCAACCAGAACCGCACGACCAAGGGGGGAGAGTCCAGACTTGTTTAGCTCATTCATCAAATGCCTCGTTTACTTCATCACAGGTTAAAGTTAAGACTCGTTGGAGTAACGCCGCTTCACCAATCGCGCGAGCATTTGCTGCTGTACTGCCCGCGAGGTTGGCTTCAACGAAGCTCCCCACCGCCCATTGCTCCTTGATCCCCTCCCGCCAGAGGCTGAGGACCTCCCATACTGCCTGCGTCACCGGATCCTTGCGCCAGCGCTCCCATGCCTCCAGCGCCACCACCGGTGTCTCCACTTTCGTCTCCATCATTGCCTCCACTCAGCAGTGTCTGAATTCGCTCATTCATGAGCTGATTGTGTTCGTTGAGATGCGCGAGGACGGTATCGAAGACTTCGAGTTCGTGCGAAGCTTGGGCACCCCCGATGCCTGCAACAAGGGACGCCGCCTGCGCACGAAGCTGTTCGATCTTCGCCTCGTTGAGCTTGCGCGTTTCCATAAGGGTGTAAGCGAACTGTTCGCGCTGGATCTGGTGCTTGAGCGCCTTTTCCTGCAACCGGAGTTTCTCAATTGCGAGCTTGGGATCTTCCGGCGGCGGGGACTTTTCGATACCTACATAGACGTTATCAATGCCCTCGATTTGCAGGGCACGAAGATACCGCCGCTCGACCTCGTCACGGTTGTAACCAGGTGCGCTGTAGGCAGCCTGACGCAACAGCGTGGCTTTCATAATGCGCATCTGGGCAGAAGTGACGTGAGGGTCGGCGGACGGACAGATCTGTTCGGGATCAGACTGGTAATCCTCACGCAGTGCCGTTGCACCAGTACTACCAAACTTCTCCCGTTCGTTCAGATAAATCGCGTTCAAGCCATGCAGTTTCTTAAACTCGTTCTTCATCGAACGCCAGACGCGCTTGAAGATTGCAGTGTAGACCTGCATTCCCTGTTCAATCATATTCCGAGAAGTCTCGGCGGGGGTGTTCTGCCCTGGGTTAACTCCTACCATGATGTCAACACTACCGCTAATGCGGTCAGTATAATTGATTAGGAGTCCCAGCAAGTTGAACAACACCGCCGAGGGTTCACGTACGGGTAAGGGCACCATGCTCTTGCGAAGGTCATCCCCCGTGCTATCGACGCGCTTCCATTCCCAAGGTGCCATGCTGATTCCACCACCACGAATCTTGGCACCACGGCCAAGGAATCCCCCGGTGGAGTTGGACATGGTCCCCGCATCGAGGAGCTGGTTGATGCCGCTATTCACAGCTTCGTTGAGAGGCCCCAACAGCACACCGAAGCCAATGTCGTAGATGCCGCTGTCAGGGGCAGGGATGAAGGAGTACTTGGTGTAGTACTCAGTCGGCTGAATAGCCTGAATCGTCTTCCCCCGTCGAGTTACGTCTCGATCTTCAAAGCGAGCGACGAGGCGCAGGAGGCACTTTGAACTTTCTTCAATCGTGGCGATGTACGGCTCAGCATAGCCATCACCATCGAGGTCGAGGTAGCAGTGCTGCTCGAGCCCCATGAAGGGAGTGTCTTGGTCACTCTGCGGCTGAACCTGCCCCGTGCGATAGTCGACAGTCGGCTGGTTCGAGGGGCGAGCTGGCCCGTTGAACCAAGCCTCGTTGCGATAATCAATATACTGATCCTGCGCCATCCGTTCATAGAGTTCATTGCGGAACAACGGAATTCGCTGGGTCTTGCGCGAAGCGGCTTCGACGGACTTTGCGTAGTAGTCAATCACCAAGTCTCGAGCCAGCACAAGCTCACTCACATTGTGCTTGCGCGAGGGGGAGAAGTAGGTCTTGATAAACGCAGTGCCTACGATGGCCAGGTTGATGAAGAGCCGATCGTGCTGCTCTTCCCATCCCTGGTCGCCCTCGAGCACTTGCCAAGACATGTGCTTGCTGATGCGGTCAGCGCGAAGACGAAGGTCACCCGTGGGGTCTTCCTGCGTTACACGATACTGTACCACGTCCGGAGGTACGATCAGGTTCCCGTAGCTTCGTGCGGAGAACTGCAATGCAGCAATCGTAATCAGCGGGAACACTACGTTGGCCGACCCCGGCCAGGGGAAGTTCTTATCCTTCGTTACCTGCATGGCCAGGTTCATACCCGATTCCATGCGACGTTCCCAAGGGAGACGAGAGAACAAGTCCCTATCGTACCCTTGCCAAACTTGCATCCCAATAGCTGCGCGATCCTCTACAGAGAACCTATCCGCCAGGTTAGGGGCCTCGATCACGTCAGGCGTGAGGGAGATGTGTTGGGTCAGTTTGAGCATGCTAATACCCCGTTACCACTGACCGACCAGAATCTCCACGAAGAGACTCAGCTTCATACTCAAACTCCTCTTCTTCCTCAGTTTTGAAATCTTCTTTCGTAACGTCGACTAGACGATCGAGGCCTTTCATAAGGATCGCAGTCGAGTCGAATTGATCGTCAAGCGTAGCTTCGCTGTGGCCGGTGAAGCGAAGCAACTCCGCCTCATACGCAGGATACCACGTGGCTTGCTTGTCAAAGCGCATTGCACCTGCACGGTGACGGTTCTGGAACGCACGCCCGCGGGTAGCCTTGTCCTGCGTAGGGTTGATTGCTACGATGTTGAGCCAGATATCCCGAGTTTGCATTTCCTTGTAGACCGTCGGAGCGACAGACTTCCAGATCACGCCATCCTCAACGAAAAAGGTTTCCGGCGAATGACGCTGCTGAATCACAAACATCTCGTCTATCCACTCATCTGTAGCCCAACGATTCACTCGCTGGTCTATAATATGAGTCACATTCACTATCGTCTTACCGCCAATCGTGAAGCTCGTGCGATTCGCCTTATCCTTCTTCGATACTGCAAAATCACACCCTACAAAAAGCTTCTTGGGAGTCTCGTAGTCCTCTTCCGACATTGCAATGAAATCTTCTTTTCGAAGGTAAGCATCACTGTTGTCGAGTGGGTCGTTGAGGTATTCCTGAGCATAACCCGGTGCATCACCCTCTTCCTCGAACTCCTGACGAATTGCACGTAGGCGAGCTTCGGGGAACTTCTCTGGCCAGAGAATGTCCGAGAAATCATCATACGAAGCATGGGCCTTATACAGTTGAGTATCCCAAGTCCTATTTCGCATG